GGTTGCATATGTGGATAATCTTCGTATTCAAAATCAATTCTTTTACCTGAAAACTTATCAAATAAATTTGCTATAAATCCTATAAGTATTAATGCGATTACTATTGTCCATTGCCAAAAACTAATCGCTAACTCGTAAATTATTTCCATTTTACTCCTTAATTACTCCTTTTTCAATCATGTAATTATATAGTGGAGTTTCTTTTATTGTTTCTTCTTTGACCATTTTAACTAATTTCCTAGGGTCAATATCGTGGAATGTTTGTGCTACAGCAGCCGCATAATAACCAATATCGTGTCTTAATGGTAAACCTTCTCTTGCTCGTTCTACTTCTTTTCTATCAATGACATCTTGTAAAACTTTGGCTGCATATTCATATCTTTGTTTAGTAGTTGCCATTCTCTTTAATTTGTCATAGATACCTTTTGCAAATCTTTGAGCGGCCTTCTTAACATCTTGTAAAGATAGTTCTTCTAATTCTTCTTCTTTTAAATTTTTTTCGTTATCTGACCTAAAATCAGGTTTAATTGCTGGCGTTTTAATCTTTAATTTTCTGGAATGTTTGTCGTTAGGATTCTTATCGTTTGCTGTAAGACCCATTGCTCGACTATCTCTACCACCTTGACCTTTTGGTGGTGTATCACCTAAACTTGCCATTGGTTGCATACTATCTAAACCACCTACTCTGATAGTGGATAGACCTAAATATTCCTTAAAAGATTTAGCCATTATATTTCTCTTTGAATGTCTTATATTCTTTTTCTTCTTCGAAAACAATTGTGTTATCAATTTTATTATATTGGTCACTAAGTTTTTCAATCTTATCAATGTTATCTAATACAGATTTTAAAGTAACATTATTATTGTCATTGTTTTCTTTAATCTTTTCACCTAATCTTTTCATAGGTTCTTTATTTTTTGTTAGAATGGTTTTCTTACCAGTTGGATTCATGTCAACACCACCACCTGCAACTGCATTGGCTGGTGCGTCTTCTTCTACAGGAATCTTATTGATAATTTCATCCATCATTTCTTTATAATGTTTTGGCATAATCGTACTCCGAAACCAGTTCTCCGTCAACTTCGTATATGTCCACACCGAAGCATGTCATATAAGGTTCTGCGTTAATCTCTGGTATTTCTCTACTTTCGTTTAAAATATCATCATACAAATTCTGTTCTTTCAAATATGTTATAACTGCGGCCTCTATGGTATCTTTATGTTGTAGATAGGTTTTGTCTTCTTTGATAAGCATTGCTAATGCAACACCGAATGTACCTAACTTACTGCCAAGACCTACTTTTGCAAGTATTCTTTTCATGTTAAAAACAAATCTATGTAAGTATGTATAGTGGACTTTATCGTTTCTAGGAACATCATTAAACTTAATTAAGTTCTTACCATCAGCGTCAATAATACCTCTTTCATATGCCTTTGTTTTATTAAAAGGCGTAACAAGAAGTTTAATAACTCTGTATGTAATTAAAAAATCAATTGCTCTACTCATAACTCGTTTAAATATCCCTTAATTAATTCATCTTCAGGTATCTCATTTAGTTCATTCGGGTACAAGTACCCTAAGAAATTAAAGATAGGTTTTAATAACGGCCAATATTCTTTATCAACTTTGAATAATAAAAGTGTTATACAACCTTCTACACCAAAGACATTTTGTAGAACAATAATATGATTGATAACAAGCCTTAACTTAATATCGCCTGTGACTTTATATCTTCTAAACAATCGTTTAAGATATTTAAATCTTTTAATATCATCATAAAATTCTTCCTCTTTTTCAAGCGTTGGGTTATCATACATCTTTTGTGCATATAATAACCAATTATCCCTGGTAATTTCTTTAAACATAATCTAGCTAAATTGTCCTATTAAACTAATTTAGCGTAGACCTTGCAAGTACCTGATGTTAATGTTTCGTATTTAACCTCTAATTTAAGGCCACCTTCTTTTCTATGTGAAATACCATCATCATTAATATCAGAACCGTCAATGTCCTTGCCAAATCTTCCACCGAATTGTACCACTTCAGCTCTAACCGTACCGTTGTCGCCTTCAATGTCGACCTCAGAAACCGTTAAGCCAATGTTTTTCAATTTCTCTCTCAATTGGTCTACAGCCGCTTGAGGGTTTAAATATTCTCTCTCTGCAACCGAACCAACGAAAGCATTTACTTTTTTAAGAACATCAGCGTCTTGTATGTTGTGTAAACCTACTGCACCATCTTCGATATCGTTAGTAGCAGTTGTTCCAACACCAATAGTCTGACCCTCTTTAATGTGTTGTTTAAATGTTTTCATTTGCTTCCTCTTTTTCTTTATTAGTTTCTTCTACCTTCTTTTCATCCTTTTTTTCTTTACTAGGATGTGTAGGTAAAACATCTTCTTCAAAATCATCCATACTTTTTTCTTTACTAAATGTTTTAAAGTTTTTCATTATCGTTCTCCTGAAGAGCACCAATTAATTTATCTGTTTGTTGGATTGCACCATGAATAGCATTTAAATTCGCTCTCATACTACCTAAGTCCATCTCTAATTTTTTAATCTGTGCGTTCAAGTTATCAAACTCTTTTTTCAAAACTACTCTTTCATTCTGTAAATATTCACCATCAATTGTCATTACAATCTCCTATAATTAAACGGTTGTATAACCATGACCAGCAATAATATTCCATGCTGAGTTTTTATACATCAAAGTTACGGTCTCACCTGGAGCATTTAATACTACCGAAGTATGGCCTCTTAAATTTGCAGGTGTAATTGTTACTGCGTTTGTATTTGCACTTGAAATATTAAGAACGGTTTTAATTTGTCCGTTACTACCATTTGCAAGTGTACAAGGTGCAGCCGCTGTTGTAGCATTTACTTCTGTGATTGCTGAAGTAATGTCAATAGCTGAAACGGTTGAACCGTCACCTGTAATTGCTTGTGAAGATTGTTTTAAACCAATAAAAGTTGGAATGTTATTGAATACATCTTCTGCTTTAACTGATTTGTTGATTGGTGTTCCTGTAGGGTCATCTACTACATGGAATAAATCAACGGATTCTAAGGCGTCACCTAAGTCCGTTAATTGCGTGATTTTCTTATCTGCCATTTTTTTCTCCTGTAAACCCCTTAATGGGGAATTCTACTGACGGTATTTTCCGTCATCATTAATAATATATAGGCGACCTCTAGGAGGCCGCCCATATGGTTTTAGTATTAGTAACCTGACATACAAACTAGTGTTTCGTATTGGTCTCTGCTTGCTCTGCCGCCAGAGCCAGTAGTTTTCAATACCCAACCAGTATGTGCAATTTTACCAGATTGTGTTTCTGTGTCATCATAGTTGAATAAACCATGTGTTGCACCTGCAATAAATGTATCCGCAGTTGCGTTTTCAAACAATGATGTTCTGTTAGAGGTACTAGCCTCCACTTTAAGCTGTTGAGCCGCCCATAAAGGTGCGCCTGAAGCAGCGTCTGTAATTGACCAACTTGACATATTATTCTCTCCCTTTTAAGTTAAATAGGTACTCACATTATTAATATCGTACCATTATTTATAAGGAAAAGATTAGGAAGGAGTTAAAAACCGAGTTTTTTCAACTCGGCGATAACTTGTGAAGCAGATTTGAATGTGATACCGATACCACCTCGAGCAGTAAACTCAGCGGTGTTCTTATCGTAATCATCAATTAGGATAGCAGGTTCGTTACCTACTTTAGCGTAGTCTTTCTTTTGACTTCTCATTACTAAGTTAATCTTACTTGCTGGTATACCAGCCTTAGACATTGCCCATTTCTTTTTGCCTGGAATGCAATTAGGATCATGTGCATGTTCTACATAAGCACTTAGAATGTGTGGATTATACTTCTTAACAAAGCTTAGAAGTTTCTTACCCTCGTTGTTCCAAGGAGCAGTAGACCAAAAGTCTTTTCTAGCAATGACTGGATCCCAACGCTTTCGTCTGTCGAGTTTCATCCAATCTTCGATAGGCATTTTGATAGTATCTACCAATTGTTTCTCAAAGTCAACAAGGACACCATCCATGTCAAGGTATATTCTAGGTAAATTTTTCATTAGTGTGTATGTCCTTTCATATTATGTGGATATAATAACACATAAAGGACCATTTGGCAACAGCTAATTTCACTTTTTTTTCAATAAAAAACCGTTATAAATCAACGATTTCTTTACTTATTGTAGTTAATTTTAGGCTCAGTTTCGACTTCGGTCGCTTTTGAACCTGTATCCGCTACCTTTTTCTTAGCTAATTGCTCTGATTCCTTCTTCTCTTCTGGAGTTTCGTCAGCTGCTTGACTAGCAGTTGCTTCTTGCCACATCTTTAAGATGGTTTCTTTTACAGAAATAGGTTTCACAACCTCTTTCTCACCACCTTTATCTAGTTGAGATTGGTTCTGAACCTTTCTTAAAGACATATGAGTTTCGTCTAAGCTTTCTTTAGTCATTTCATTTTTTGCTTTATGCATTTTATCAAGTTTGTTAAAGAACGCTGTCTTCTCAACACTTGACATTGCACCGATACCTTTACCTGCTTTTTCTAATTCTTTTTTAAACATATCTTGGTAAGCACTATCATTGATATTCTTTGTCATACCTTTGACGATTTCTTCCAAGCTACCTGGTTTGTTTGTAAGATAACTCATTTATTTTCTCCCTTTAAGTTTTTTGGATAGAATATCATCTACCAATTTTATAGCGCCTTCTGGTACACAATTAGGTACTTCTTTGCCGCCTTTTTTCTTCATGCCTACCATTTTATATCCCTTCCAACAAGGGTCGTTTTCAATTCTATCTGAACCTTCGTTCTGTTCTAGTTTGCCACCTGCGTCTGTGAAAGCTGCGATAGCCATATTCTTTTTATCTTCTTTTGACTTACCTTTAAACTGAGGTGCGTCTGAGTTTACAAAGTCATCAATCCAAGTACCTAAACCATCTGATACTTTTAATTTTTCATTGATAACTTCTTCACCTAAAATAGTCTTAACGGTTTTTACATCTAATTTTAATGCTTTAGCAATTTCTTCAGATGATTTACCTGCGTCTTGCATTGCTGAAATAGCAGACATCTTACCTTCATCTACATTGTCCTCTCTGATTGGAGGGAATGGAGCGCCAGCATTTCCTACCATACCAAGATACTTTCTTAATAAAGCAGCTTGAGTAGGACTAATTTGTTTATTGCCAAACATTTCATTATATAATTTACTTTCTTTTAATTTAGGGTAATACTTTTTATCAAATGCATTTCTTTTTGAGTAATCTGGTTCTGTGATAGAACCTCTTTTCATATGTCTATCATAGATACCTTGCATTTCTTTTTTCTCAGCAGGTGTACCAAACTTCTTAACAAGTTCTAATGCATTTAAAGAATGTTCGTTTTCATCTTCATTCTTGTCGTAATCTTTTTTATTAAATTCGTCTAGTGATTCCTCTTTTACTTCATCTTTTTTTACTTCATCTTTCTTCATCTTATCTTTGATAAGTTTATATGCTAGACCAATTTTTAATAGTGGTTCACCAGTCTCAGGATTTACCTGTACTTGTGTTTGTTTCTGAATTGCTTTTTGCTTTTCAGTTTCAATCTTTTGTTTTAACATTGCAACTTCACTATCTTTTTTTGCAAGGTCTTTTTTATCTTTCTCATCACCAGCAGCTTCTTTAGGTTCCATAGAAACTTTGGCTTCGGGGTCACTAGCTTTATCAAAAGGTTTCTTATCTTGTTTCTCATCTTTTGCTGGTTTAGTAGGGTTAACCACTTCATTCATTTGATTTAGTTCTTCAACAGCAATATCAATACCTTCTTTTCTTAACGAAATAAGTTTGTCTGCTTTGTAACCGTGTTTAGAGATTAATCTTGCACTTGCTAAAGATGATACAAATGGAACATCTGCTTTATATAATTTTTCTAAAGCAGTTTTATTATTATCTATTGTAGATAACATTGCTCTTAACTTATTAGCATTGTCAATAGAAATCTTTTTATCTCTTAAAGGTTCGTATGCCTTTTTAAGTTGTGCAATTTGAGTATCACTAAATGCTTCATCTAGTTCTTCGTTAGTTCTTTTTAAAACCTTTTGTACATCTGGATGATTTGATAACCCTTTTGCAATCTTTTCGATAGCTGAAACAGCACCTGTCATATTGCCACCTTTGTATCTCTTATCGTTTGCAATACCGTATGCCATTTTAATTTGTTGGTCTGTGAAACCTTTATCTTCATTTACATCTTCTTTGATACGAACATAAAATCTGTTGTTAAAAGGAGATTGGTACACATCTGCGTCATGCCCCATTTCCTTATTTGCCTTGTCGGCCATTTGTTGTGCAACTGCTCTATTAGGTAAAGCATTGCCTAATACTTTTACCCCGTTACGCAACTTATTAATTTCTTTTTCGGACAAATGCACCATTTCCATTGCTTCTGCCATTGTTTGTCTGTATCTAGTCATGTTCCTCTATCTCTATCTTTAGTTGACCGTTTCCTTTATGTAAACGGTGGTAAATTCCTTTTTCTATTTTTATCACATTACCTGGTTGTAACTCAAAGGGAAGTTCATTATCTTTTTGAAACTTCCATCCATCACAAATCAAAACTTTAAAACTTCTAGTTTTGTGGTCACGGTGCCATACTAATTCGTCATTATCAACATCATCAAATGTTCTGACAAAACCATTGTCGAACAAGTTTAATTGGTCTGAGTATGGTTTACCAGTAGAAATTTCCACCACCACTCAATCCTAAACTCTTAGCATATCGTGGCAAATTACAAGCCCAATATGCGGCCTTTGTTTTATCTTTTTGCTGGTCACATCTGTGCCTAGCCGCAAAAGATTTTCTGGCCTCAGGATTATTTAACTTTACTTTTAATCCAGTTGTGTCGCCCCAAGTAACTTTCTTAATCTTGTCACCGTCTTTGACGAACACATAAAACTTTTTAGGTCCACCTTTTTTTGGTTTATTTAAAGGCGGATTCTTTTCTTCTTCTTCTTGTATCGGTATATCTAGTGGTACTTTTTGTTCTTCATACACACCAAACTCACCAATATCACTCTCTAATAATTGGATGTCCCAATCAGATAAACCATTTAGTACACCCTCATTATATAATTTTCTTGCCTCTGTAAATAGATTATAAAATTCTTCACTATGAATTCTATAAATGTTTTCTGCAAAAGGTATTTTGTTCTCTACATGGTAGTGAACAGCCTCAGTAACATTGTTCTTATAATCTGCAAAACTAATTAGTTTCATAGTCTCTCCATCATTTTAGCAACCACTTCATCTAGTCTTGCTTTCCATTCTGTTTTATATCTTTGCTTATATTTATCTATTACGGACTCTGAGGATGCCCATTCTTTTACATCTTTATGAGTTACTTCTTTTTCAATGTCTGGTGACATTAACTTAGTAGGTTGTACAACCTTTTTATTACCCTCTGGTTCACTAGGTTTGTAGTTACCACCTTGATAGTTCTTGTCATATAAGTGTTGACCTGGTGTCATTTTAGCTGTGTGTTGTGCATAATCATGGCCAATATCATAGGATTCTTTGAATGATTTAATTCTTTTTGGTGGTTCTGATACTGCCTCAAAACCGTAGTCAACATTTAAATTATGTTCTCTTAATTCTACTTCTCTATCACTAGCCAATGGTACACAATCCCATATCCATGCCTTATGTAGATTGTTTTTCTTATCTTCTACTACGATATAGTTTGTACTTCTTCTAACAACTTTACCTTTAATGTCTTCTTTAACATAGTGTACCTCTTCATTGATACCAAAAATCATATCTCTAACATAGAGGTCTCTGATTTGTTGTTGTTCAAACTCTTGTAAACTTGCAATAGGTTTATTGTCATAACCCAAAGTATGATTAACCGAAGCAGCCAACTTCATACCCTTTCGTACATCTTTCATTAATGCGTCTGCGTCAACGCCACTTGGTAATCCTTTTTGAAATGATTTTAAATCACCTTTAGCAGCTGCGTCTCTCATTTTAGAGGCAGACATACCAGTTGCACCTTCAGCGTCTGGATCTCTTTCGCCAGCAGACACAACATTAATCTTGTCAAAGTTATAATAACCATGGCGAGATTTTACATCATTGTATTTGTTTAAGATAGTATCAAATTCTCTTACTCTATCACTACCAACTACCATAGATATTTCTTTATACCCTTTGTTGTGCAACATAGTAGCAATGTCTAACACCATGTTAGTGGTATTAATCTGTATGTTTCTTGCATGACTAGGGAACATCTTTTTCATGTAAGATAGTTTTTGTTGTGGTGTTAATGGATTCTTTTTAGGGTCATTACTTCTACTTAAAAAGATTTTGTAATCATTAACAGGCAATGACTTCACTTTATTAATTAGTTTTTCGTGGCCAATAGTTGGTGGATTAAATCTACCAAAAGTAAATGCAACACTCTTAGCTTCGTTTAATGGTTTTAGTAGTGCTGGTATTTCAGCATTTTCTTTTTTCAAACTATCAATCTCTGCGTCTGTTACTTCACCATCATCTAAAATCTTCTTACACTTCTTATAGAATTTTAGATAGTGATACTTCTCTAACATTTTATAGATGACATTTTTAGGCAATCTGTTCTTAACACCATATTGTCTAATCTCATCTGGCGACATATCTTTATCAAAGGCAGCTCTTCTTTCTGCGTCCACATTATCACCTATTTTAACAATCTGTTTAATACTATCTTCAATCTCTTCTAGTTTTTCATTAATCTTATCTTGTAGGTCTAGTATATCATCTGGAGATAGTTCTGTCAACTCATCATAGTCAATAATATCTCTTTTTAATTCGCCTTTGACAACATCAAGTTCTTGCACTTTTCTATTGAAGTCTTGTAGGTACATATTAACATCAAAGGTAAAATCTTCTGGTCGTTTGATGAATTTGTTATTTTCAATATCGAATACTGCGTCAGCCTTTTTGTTTTGGTCTTCATAAGTTTTCTTATCAGTAATAAAATAGTAGTTAATAGGGTGTTTAGTTCCTGGTATTTCTTTACCTTGGATGTTGTCTGGATTATTAGCAGACAAATATTGTTTAGAAAGTCTTACTCTTTCTTCTTCTTGTTTATCAGCAGGTACATCAAACAATACATTGATATCTAAGTCTGCGTCATTTCTATATCTCTTTGTAAGAATAGAACCAATTAAAGAAGTCTTTAATACAGGATATTCTTTTGAAAAAATCTTTAATTGGTCATCAATTAATTTCTTAACACTAGATTTAATTTTAGGATTATTAGTGTTGGCGTCATCAAATACACCTGGCGCAAATGTCTTGCGAGGTATATCAATAATACTTTCTACAATATAATCTTTAAATTTCTTGTACATTTATTTTCTTCTTGCTCTTCGTTCTGTAGCCATCCATCTTTTTGCTGTGTATGACTTTATAGGTTGTGATAGTAAACCTCTTACTGATTTACTTACTTTACTCATAACAATATCTGTTAATTCTTTATCTGATATATTGTTATCAATAATAATCATATTAGCTGCACCAAATAAGTTTTGAAACTTACCAATATTTGCTTGAACACCTTTCCAAGATGATGTTGTAATATCTTCTGGTACACTTCTATATCTTAATCTGTTTCTTTCTAACGCCACCTCTAAACTTGTGTTAACAAAAATCATATAGGTATCGTAACCTAATTCTTTTAACATTCTTGCTTGATAAGAAATCTTATCGTAATCTCTGCCTGTACCATCAATAACTAAACCTAATCTACCATTGATTGCCAAGTCCATTTGATTACCAATTATTGCCTTTGCTCTATCTCTTATCATATCTCTGGATTCTGCCTCATCATCTGGCATTTTTAAAGATAGACCTGCCTTTTTCAATCCTCTTTCAAAGGCATTATCTGAATTAATCTGTTTTAAACCTGTACCACCAAATGCATTTTTAGTAACAAATGTTTTACCTGAACCAGGACCACCTGCTAAAAAGAATGCCTTAAAGATATTAGGGTCATATAGACCTTCGTTTAAAACATTAGTTGTTAATTCGTTATATGTTCTCATTGTACTTTCTTAATAATTTCTGCGGCTATTTTCTCTGGTGTACTACCCTCTGCCTTAATATTAATAATTTCATTCTTATAGTAATCTAATAGAGGTGCTGTTTCTTTATGATAAACTTCTAATCTTTTCTTAATGATTTCTGGTTTATCATCTTCTCTACCTCTTGCTGTTAATCTTTTAATAACTTCTTCCTCAGATACTACAAGATTGACAACATAATCGTATTCAATACCTTCTTCTTCCATTCGTTCTGCTTGTTCAACATTACGAGGGAAACCATCAAACACATATCCTTTTTGTGCGTCTGGTTTAGAAACTCTTTCTTTAACTGCATTAATAACAATATTTAATGGTGCAAATTTACCTTGTGATAACAAGTCTTTTACTTTCTTACCATCAGGTGTATTCTGTTTTGCTAAAGCTCTCATCATATCACCAGTATAAATGTGAGGTATATTTAATTCTTTGCAAATAATTTGTGAGTAAGTTGACTTACCTGCACCAGGTCCACCAATCATAATGATTTTTGGTTTATTGATTGCTTCGAAAAAATATTGTTTAAATCCTAACATTATACTTCCATAGTCCTAGGTACATCTACTAACAGACCATCAAAGGCTGCTGTATATCTACCGTTATTACTTCTTGTTGTTAATCTAAAATCTATATCTGATTTTTCTGGCACTCTAAATGGCACTTCAAATTTATATTCATAACCATCTGAACCTGAAACTTCAAAAGTGTGTTGTATTCTAAATGATGTTTGGCCAAAAAATCTTACATAAAAGAAACCTGAAGCGTCAGCACCTGCTTGAGATGTACAAGCACCTTTTAATAATAATAAATCTTTACCAGCAGGTACGGTATAAACCAGCATTAAAGTTTGTGCTAAACCCACATTAATATGCAACACGGTATCTGCACCTATTGTTACATCAATTGCACCAACATTGTTTTCTCCTGTTGAAATATAACCTCTATACACTCTTAAAAATTGTTTTGTTGTACTTGCTGTACCACTACTTGACAATGTAATTGTATCTGATATTTCATTATAGTTTGAATCCAATCCTAAAATTGTTAAAATCTTTCCGTTATCACTTGCGTTAACGGCCTGTGCTGTTAATACACTTGCACTTGTTAATGCTGACCAAGGATATAAAGTATCATTTTTATCCCAACAAGTACCTGTTGTGTTAATAGACAATTGAGGTACTGCACCAAATTTGTGTATGCTTGAAGACCCTCTTATAAGGCCTCTAGCAATTTGATAATTCTGTTCGTGTATATAACTTGTTGCCATTAATTCCAACCTTTAGGTAAAGTAAAGTTTGTTCTACTAAACTCTAACCTATCTACTAATTTAACTGCTCCCGCTTTTCTATCTACAGCAACAAAACCTTCTGGCGCTGTAACTCTATAACCTTTTCCGTCTCGTATAAAGTGACCAATACTTTGTATTTGTGACATCTTTTGTACTAAAGTATTCTTCGCATTGCCTAAAGTAATGTGACTTGCAATTGCAAAATATAAACCCGTTTGGTTACTATCAATAAATTTTAGACCGTCTTTTAGTGCTTGTCTATATTTAGACTTGCCGTTTTCTGTCTTCTTAGCGTCTATCTCTGCTTGTAACATATTCTCAAAGTAATCTCTAAATTGTTTTTGCATAACACGGACTTTATCCATGCCTGCATTTGAATTCTTAATGTAGTAATTAAAGAATGTTTTTAATCTACCACCAACCGACAACATATCTGTGCCGTGTTTTTCCATTTCATCTAAAACTGGTTTTGCTTTTGACAATGAACCCTCTGCCATTCTAATCTGTGCGTCAAACTTAGCTAAGTCTGCTTTGTCAAATGTTGCCTCACCAGACACATCTCTGTATGAAGCAGAGGCTAAAAATACTCTACTAGATGTATTACCTTTTACGGTACCAAAACTAGCATTTAAGTTTTTCATATCTTTGCCTGAATATCTAGTGTGAAATACTATACCGATATTTGCTTTGTCAATTCGTTTACCAATAGCACTATCTACTGGTACTGCATATGTAATTGTGTTAGGTGTAAAAGTAATCATCTTCTCACCTTCTATGTTGGCAATTTTCTTATCGTCTGTAAACAACAAGTCGCCTTGTAATACATCTTTAATACCTAATCTTTTTAATTCATTGAACGCTGAGATGAGTTTTGCACCTGCACCAGATGTACCATGGTTCTTTTTAATATCTGCAATAGAGTAATTGATTTTAGGTGTTACATTGAATACTGATTTAGTACCAACAAAGAATTTACCATTCTCTGGATTGATACCACAGATAATGGCAGGCGCACCGTCCCATTTAACCGTGATGTTGAGTTTACCACCAACACTACCGGCTAACATGTCTCGTACTGACCTTAGAAAGTTTATAGCATTATCACCACCTTTAGAACCACGGTTGATGATATCATCTTCCAGATGTTCTAAGTGTGTGTTAGTACCACTTGATTGAAACCCTTTAAAACTAAACATTTTTCTCTCTCATTTGTGTCCATTATACAAAATTTCCATTCATTTGGCAAGCACTTTTTTGCTTTTTTTTCATAAAATCCATCAATATAATCATCTAGTTATACACTATTTATTCATTTAGACCATTGTACTTGACAGCTAAATTGAAAAATTGACCTAATTTATGCTCAACTCCAACCTTATTTGACCTTACCGCCATACTCATAGTGCCTATCTTTTTGTTTTTATTGTACAAATGTATATCAAAATTCTGTTTTGAGGTCTGTGAAGCCTTTGCTTCCACCTTGGTGACCTCTGATAATAAGACGCCTAGTCTGTTACTATCTTTGACCTCTTTGTGGTCATTACCATATGCTTTGACAATGGTAACAGGCACATCACTTTGTTTTAATATCTGACTTCTACAATAATTAATAAAGGTCTTAACATCTTTGGTCATAGTATAACCTAACTTGTTTCTAATAAGAGCCAAGTTTGCGTCATAAAACTTTTCATACTTTTCAGGTTCATCTCTTTCAAACTTATCTAATACTTTATAAGTTTTACTTCGCCAAGCCGCTTCATCATAGTGTTTATCTAAACCTGGTATTTTACTATAACTTGTTTTATACAAGTCTTCTCTCAGTCGTTTAATTTGGGTGCCGTTAGGTTCGAAATGATAATACACTTTATTAACATAAGTGTTTAACAAGGGCTCTTTTGTGGACTCACCACCTGCTTTTAAAGATACACCTAATATTGTACCATCTGAAAAGAATACTGCTATATCAGCTGGCGAGTTAGCAGGAACACCAGTTGGTTTTGCTCTGTAAGTCCAATAGACATTACTAATTGTTTTCTTTGCGTGTAATTTTTCTAAGTATCTTGTAATAGCAACTGCGTTTTGCATTTTCTCTTTGTACTTAGAGGACTCTGGCATTTGTTCTAAGAAATCTTTACCAGCCTTTGCGTCTGATTGATTAACATAACATTTTTGTGTTGCGTTATTTAATTTTAAAACTCTTTCATACAATCTTTGTGGATCTCTTTCTTTGATATTATTAAGAAAGGCCAAACAAGGTACGAGTTCTGTAATCGTGGAGTTTAAAGTGGTCTCTGTCATACCACCTGACATTGGTTTATATACCACTCTGACAACGGTAGTACCAATAGTTGTTTCTGTTATGTCTTCACTTGATAAAGAAGTTTTCTTTACAATAACAGGTAATTTTTTAGATTTGAAATGATTGCCTACATGTTTTCTTGCTGTAGCTCTATCAGCTGCTCTAGCAAAAAATACATCAACGGTCTTTGTTGATTTCTTTTCTTCGAAACTCAATATAGCCCCAGCCTTCTTAGCGGCCTGTTCTACTAATTGATATTGTGTTTTTGTAAGTAACATTTCTCTCTCCTATACATATTTATAACATACCTAGGAGAGATGGCAACAGCTTTTATATGTAGTTATAAAGAAAAGATGGAATACCACCGTTATTGACCCATACTTGATGTTTGTTTTGAAAAGAAGCAAGTCTCTCTGCGTCTTCTTCAAACTCATACTTAGCTACAATTTTATTAGTCGGTTCTTCCATTACTGCATGGTAAATGTTATTGCCTTCTTTTAAATCTACAACTTTATATTTCAAGTATTTTAGTCCTTCTGCTGGTCTTCTATCGCCTTTATGAAATTTTACTTTTTGTGTTTTTCTTTTTGGCATTAAAAGTTATTTGTGAAGAAGTGTGTTATTGTGTATCTGCCCCAACCCACTTCGTTAGTCGGTGCCATTTGTATAGGTTTAACCTCATGTAAATACCATGACGGAAAGAATATCATTCTATTGTTTTTTAATCGAATAGTTGTATCAATGTCTGGTAAATATAGGTCACCACCTTCAAATTTTTTAGGTTCTCTAAACAACCATATTAATGCCGTAAACATACCATTATCATAATGTGGTTTGTAATGGTCTGAATTTTCATAATAAGATACTATTGTTGCATTTGTATTAGTGTCTTTAAAATTTCTAGCGTTAGGTATTTCTTTCTCTATTTTATCTGAGAATTCTTTACAATGAATTTTATCTATGTGATTTAGAATAGGTGAGATTAATCTACCTCTAGGTAAATATATTTCATTTAAAAATACTCTACCATTTTCCGCTAGTGTCTGACCACCAATTTTAGCTGTAGTTGGTTCTTCACTTGCTTTTACAAACACACCTGGATTTGTATAGAGGTCTAATTCTTTCCACACCTTTTGTAAGGTGAATTCATCATACCAATTATCTTCTAAATGAAACTCGTACATCACCAAATCCAACTTATAAATGAATATCTTACACCTTTAGTAATTGGCATTACTTCGTGTGGATACATAAAGTTTGAAGGAAATACTAACAAATCTCCTTTTTGTAAATCTATTTTCTCCGAATTAATAATAAATTCGCCACCTTCAAAATCATCATTCAATAAACCTAATACACTTAGTATTGGTACACCAGAATTCTCATGTTTAAATACAGAATGTATATGGTCACAATGTACCGCCATCTTTGTATTAACATCATACTTATTAAATCTTACATAAGAATAATTGTTATGACTTGTAAACCAAGGTGTACTTAATCCTTGTATATATTGATGTGCTATTTTATCTACAATGTCATTTAATAATGGTCGTGTAGATGTTTCATGCCAAGCAATGGATAACTCATTATCATTTGAATAAGTTTCATTTGTGGTTGGATTATAAAATGTATGTTTAGTAAACTCTTTATCTTCTAATTCTTTTATTGTATCTCTACAAACTTTATCTGATACTCTATTATATTTTCTAACCCAATGGTTCAAGTTAATCATAATTTGAAATCACTAAACTTGTCGTATGCGTCCTCTTTATTTGTTTGACCACTATCTACAATGTTTTGTGCTGATTGTTCTACATCATACAATTTCATTTTACTTCTATCAACACCTACAATAAATGCTCTGTTCATACTAGGGTCATTATATCTGTTCTTCAATTGCTTGACTTTCATTTGACCTAGTTTTTCTAACTCTTCGTTAGACATTAAAGCAAACATAAAATCAGCAGTAGCAGGTAGACCAAAACTTTCTGAGGTATCTTCTAGTCCAATATCTGTACTGACAAAACCAGTTCTAGTAGTTTGTGTTGCACTAAAGATAGGTACATTATGTTCTACAGCAAGACCACGCAATTCTTCAGCAATAGCCTTGATGTAGAAATAGGAGCTAATGTTACCACCTTTAAATCTACTTGAAGCACATATGTTAAGATAGTCGATAAAGATAACATCTGGCTTAAATGATTTCTTTAATGCAAGTTCATTAATCAAAGATTTAAAATGGCCACTATGAGCAGAAGCGGTTGGGTATTCTTTGATAATTAGTTTGCCGGCAGTTTTACTTTGTATCTTAGATACTTTATTATCATATAATTGTTTAGGCATATTATGTAAATCATCCATAGAAACATCAAATAGATTTGCGTCAATTCTTTCAGCAATTCTTTCTTCAGCCATTTCTAATGTGATATACAATACATTTAAACCTTGTGTCAAATAACTTGAAGCGACATGACACATAAACAAAGATTTACCAACACCTGTACCTGCAAGAGCAATGTTTAATGTCTTACTTGGTACACCGCCTTTGGTAATCTTATTAAAGAATGATAAATCAAATTGATATCTTTTCTCTTTTGTATGATAGAATTTAAATCTCTCTTCAGCGTCTTCGATATAATCATGGCCAACAGACTTGTCAAATGAAACAGCTAATGCCTCTGATAATATGTGGGGTATTGCCTCTGCTGTTCTAGCTTTGTCTTTGTTGTCTAAGATTTTAATACCGTCTATAACTGCATTGTGTACAGCACGGTCTTTACAAAACTTTTCTGTAGTATCTAACAACCATTGTTGTTCTTGTTTCTCATCTGATAAACTAGCAACTAATAGTTTGAGTTCTTTGTGTTCTTCTTCATTGATATCTTTTCTATTATTAATCTCAATGAGGATTGTTTCTCTTGTAGGGCAATTCTTATACTTGTCAACAAACTTATACACTTCTTCAAATAAGAATTTCTCAATTCTGTTTGAAAAATAATCTTCTTTAAGAAAAGGTAATACTTTTCTGGTGTATTCTTCGTTGAAGAAGAGATTACTTAATATCGTTTGTTCAATTCTATTATTCAATTATAGCCCCATTGTTTAGTTGTTCATCTAGTAATTCTACCAGAATATCTCCAATATAATCTATAAACGCCTGATTGTCAAGCAAATCCTTATCATGTGGATTCTTAACAATAGTGTAATCAAAAATCAGAGGCAATGTACCATCTGGCTTTTCATCTTTACCGACACCAACATTACCGTATTTGAAAATAACATCTTTGTATTCTCCTTCGGTAAGTTTGATACAGGTATGGTCTTCGCCCTCTTTTTGAGCAAAGACATATCGTCTATTCTTCTGTTGGTTCTTCTCTTGCTGGTTCTTCTTCTGATCCGTAGGAGAATTTTCTTTTTGTGTACTCATCAATCTTATCTAATACCTCTTTTGTAAAATATTTTTCAGGCTCGTCATTGATAGTTTTACCAAAAACTTTTGTGCCATCTGGCATTTCAAATCTTGTAGATACTTTCTTAAAGATACCAGCTTCTTCGCCTAGTTCTAAAAGACCATAGTATCTGTCAAGGCCTTCTTTATAAGTTAGTCTCACATCAATTTGTGCATTTTCTTTTGTCAATCTACTCTTATAATTTTTACAATGAATGATATTACCGACTACCTCTGTACCATCTTTTTCTTTTCTCTTACCTAGGTAAACGATTGATGAAGCGGCGTATTTCAAACCTGAACCACCACCCATTTCTTTTTGAGGGAACATTGAACCAATGACATCATAGGTATGATTGGTCATAATCATAGGAATACCTGCTTGTCCTAGTTTCAATGTCAAAACTCTAAATGCTGATTTAACAATCTGACTTCTTGTCATATCTCTTGTTTCTTTACCAGCGGCTGTATCTTCCATTTCTTTTGTGGTCGATAACATACCTAAACTATCTAATACAAACATCATAGGCTTACGAGACTTTTCATCTTGCTCTAAGTATTTGTCTAAGATTTTAATTGCTTGTGTTCTAAATTCTTGTACGGTTGCTACAGGCATAACAACTAATCTTGTACTATCTACACCACGGTTTTCTACCATAGATTTAGATACTGCACTTTCACTTTCAAAGTAAATGACACCTGCTTCTTTATTTTGGTCTAAGAAATTCTTAACAATACCCAATGCAAAGAATGTCTTTCCTGTCGCAGCCTCACCAGCAATTGCCGTAATTCTACTATCAGGTAGTCCGCCATAAATTGAACCACTTAACAGAGCATTAAATGAATATGAACCTGTGTCGATAAAATTATCTACATCACCACCGGTACCATCACTTGCTAGTGTGGCATATTCATTGCCTGTTTCTTTAATTATTGATTTTAAAAAATCGTTCATACTCTTTTTGCTCCTTTTCAGTATAACTTATAGTATACCATTTTATACCCATACTATAACATAGTTGTTTAATTTTGTCAAGCTCCTGAGGGACAAAATTGTGTGTCATATAATTGTTATATCCCTTATATATTGTTATCATCATATCTTGGATAAGTTAATGTAAAACCTCGTTTAGCCCATATCTCTACCTGTCCTGGTATATAATCCTCATACTTAATGGACAAATAATCACCATTTAATCTATGCAACTCCTGAATGTATCTCTTATGTGGAATATAACCAACAATGGTATCTGTTTGGTGTGCTCTCCACTTCAGGTGTCTTTCCCATAAAACATCATAAAATCCTATTTTATTTACTTTGTTAATATTATCCCAATATGATTTCATAACTTCTGGTTTTAAAAATCCGTGTGCATAACCTATTAGATTAAAGTTGTCATCTTTAAACAAAGCATAATGATTACAATATTTTTCAATATCCATTTCATCTAATGGTCTTTCTTTCCATATATCAATATAATCTAACAAAGTATCCGGTCTTGGAAGTTCAGAACATTTTTGCCAGAATGGTGTATCTTTTCTATCTGACATGTAATGTAATGCTACAAAATCTCTGGTGTTTACCATGACCTCATCAACTAAATTATTGTAAGTATCTATTTCTCGTTGAGATGGTTTCTTTGTCAATCTATGCATTAACATAAATGATTGTTGAATTGATGTGCCAATAGAAGTAGCTTCTAAAGGTTCTAAGAAATTGGCAGATAGTCCTACTGCAATACAATTTTTAATCCAAACTTTATCTAGTTTACCAGGATCAAATTTAATATGTTTTGCTACTTCTGGTTCTTTGCCGTATTTTTTTGTAATCTCTTCCACAGCCTGGTCTTTGTTAATGAAATCTGTATCGTAAATGTATCCGTTACCAGTTCTACCATAAGTTGGTATTTGCCAAGTCCAACCTGCGTCTAAAGCCCACGCTCTAGTTTGCAATGGATATTCATCTAAGTCCTCTGTAGGAAAAGCAATTGCTTCTTTTAATGGTAAGTATTTACCATAAGATTGCCATTCAGCACCTAGTTCACCAATCAATAGTCTTCTAAAACCTGTACAATCAATATAGTAATCAGCTTCATAGGTCTTACCTGTTTTACATTTTAATTGTTTAATGCCATTATCATCTACTATTACTTGTTCAACTTCTTCATCATGTAAAGTAATATCTCGTTGTTTCTCATTACACACTCTGGTTAACCAATTGTTAAGTTCAAATGTATTGAAATGATATTGTACAAATCCACCCATAACTTGTCGTTTACCATCTGGACCTAACCAATCACCTAGTTTGTTAGACCATAACTCTTCGGGTACAAGTTGTTTAGGACTTAAACCCTCTGCCATCATTTTTGCATAAGGTAAAGATGTCAGCCCCATTTTAGTAGTAAAATCACCACTAACGGAATGTATATAATCACCTGTGGTCATCCAATCTTTAAAATGAATACCTGTTTTAATTGTACCTTTAGTTTGTAAGACACTATCTATTTCCGTTTTACCTATGTAACTAATAAAATCGTGCCAATGTTCAGTTGAACCTTCACCAACACCAATAATTGGAATATTTTTAGGCACTAATACATCTACTTGTGCTTCTAATCTTCTTTGTAATATAAGAGCAGTTACCAATCCAGCAGTACCGCCACCTACCACACATATTTTCATTTTTTGTGGAATGGACATTTATATTCTCCGTCTTTTCTCATTTGCTTTTGTTTTTCTTTGTACCCACCATTTAGACCATTAAACTTTGTAAAAATATTTAAAGCACTAGTCTTTCTTTCTTTTTCAAATTCAGGTGTTTCATCAATACATTCAAATTCAAATTCGTTTCTTTGAAAAGGTATGTACATACACAATGGTGTACCTCTTTTAATCTCTATTGTGCCTTCTTTTTTAACCATGACTTGTTGATTAATTTCGTAGTGAAAATCTGTGTCTATAATGCCAGGTAATACTTCAAAGTCTTCATTGAATTCATAGAACATTGGCATTTGTAACATAGAAACTCCTGGTGGAGTTTTTACAAACCAAGGACATTCTGTTTTCCAACAGAATTTATATGTATCTCTTTGATTGGCAGGTAAGTGGTCAATGAATTGATTGTCACCATGAAATCTCCAAGGCAACTTATCGTTTGGTGTTTCCCAATTATAAACAACTTCACCGTCATTCAAAGTTTTAATAGTTAATCTACTATCACACCACATTTTCATTACATAACCAATTCTATGAAAATCTGGAAAAGAAGGACAATTCTTAACGGTTGGTAATTTTTCTTCTCCGTCCATGGTAAATCTAGGAGTTTTTGCAAACCATGACGGAATATATTTTGTTGCAACTTCTATAGGTTGAATATCGGCCAAACCTGGAACGGATGACCAGAAAGTTATTTTAGGTTGTTTCTTTTTAAAAAAGTTTATCATTAATTACTCATCTTATAATATCAATATTACTATCTTTAGTCCATATCTCTAAATCATTTCGAATACGACCTTCTTCTTTTAACTTGTTATATCTTTTTGTGGCTAGTTTTCTCCACCATGAAACAATGTTATCTACATTGTATTTATCATAGTTTTCAGCCTTCTTTATTTCATCTGTTTTACCATTTACTATATCAACAAAGTTTTCAATACCATAATTTGAAACATAATATCTTTTTTGTTCTGTTAAGTTCTTTGCGTTTGCAATAGTCACATCAAAGTTTTTACGGTCATCACCATCTAGTGCTTTCTTTACTAGACCAATAATACCTGTAGTCATTTTAAGTTTACGACTTGACGCACCTTCTTTTACAAGTTGTCCTTTGCCAATAATATCCTCAACATAGTCTACCATATCTAAGTAAGGTTTACCATGCAACATAGGAATAAAATCTGACATTGTATTGCCTTTGTATCTTAGAAACGGTTTCATACCGTCATACATTGAGGCACCTTTTGTATTACCATAGAGTGATGTAGTTTCAAACATTACCAAGTTCATATCATATTTTTTGTTTAATCGTTCTCTAACAAAGTGTGAACAACATACCCCAGCAAGAAGTTTACCACCGAGGTAATTATAACCAAAGGGCTGGCAAGGAACAATAACAAAACCCATAATTGCTGTCTTATTGAAAGTTGTGAGGTTTGGTACACTTCCCAATAAATCATTTCTTGGTTTACAATTAATAACTGGACTCCCAAAACGCATAAAGCCCACAAACTTATTAGTATTATTTTCTTTAACTGCAAGTTTCAATGCCTTTCCTGGAATACTGACCATATTACTATGACTTGAAATCATATTAATACAGGTGTCCCATGTGTAGTTATCTAATTCAACAACTTCTAAATCCATGTCCTCTGGTGACATAGTAAAGTCACTAAACATCTCGGAATCTAAACCCATACCAGGCAAAGATGTAGGCAGACTATCAATCTGTGCCATCTTTTGGTCACGCATGTACTGGTCTATTCTTTCAAACTGACCAAAATAGTCGTTGAAGATAGCTGCGACATGTTGTGCTTGTTCTTTACTTAGGGTCTTCGCCATTCCACATCCATAATAATAAAACTGGTATCAATAATATAACTATACTACAAAATATACTAAATGTCAAGCTCATCCGAAGAAAGCCTCCAGACTTGCCTGTGGTTCTGCTTTCCAACCAATTGCGTCTAAGATAAATCGCATAGGGTCTAAGAAAGTCTTATCAAACATAACATCATAGTCTATGTATTGTTGTAGATTAAACTCGGTTGGTAGTGTACTAATATAACTGATAACATCAAACTTAAACGGATTGGCTTCTTTGAGTTTTAGAAACTTAATCTTGTCGCCTTCTTGTATCATAGGATACTTGTTATGTAATTTGAAATTATCAATCTGATGATTATATATCAAAGCACCTTTCACATGAATTGGTGTACCTTTGATGAATATGTTACTACTACTGGTATACTTTTTAAGATTGTTACAACTTCTAGGAAAAGCAATTGCTTCTGCCGGTAGTTTGAAAAATTCTGTTCTAAAGTCTGCAATAAATTTATGTAGGTCTGTTTGTTCTTTACCCATAATAATTTTAATTGCTTCTTTAATCTTACCTCTACAAACTTGTGGTGTTGAAGACTTAACGGCTTCGATACCCATAAGTTTAAGTTTAGGTTCTGCAAGTCTAACACCTTCTTCATCAAGTACATTTAGCATGTATCTCTTCTTTGCAATCCAGATACCTTTGTTGGCAATTACTTCTCGTTTCATTACCATGGCATTTTTAAATGCATTAGAATAATCTGCTAGTTCATCAAAACATTTTTCAATATATGGTTCAATCTTTTGTTCACAAACTTTATTTAAGAAGTCAACAATCTGGTCATTTGTTTTACCTTTGCATGTTACTTCAACTAATTTTTCTAATCGAACATAGATACTATCTGTATCAGACGCCACAATATAATCTTCGTTATCTGTATTCAATACTTTGTTTAAATAATCATTTACTTTTTTTTCAATGAAACGAATAATAAACTGACCAGCAGTTGTAATACCAGCAGCCTGTCTTACATCATAATACCTGAAGTATTGATTACCAACTGCACCATAAGCTGAGTTCAATGCAATCTTTCTTGCCCATTGAATATTATGGCACCTTGCAATCTCTTTAACTAATTCTGGATTCTTAGTTCTTTGATATTGTTCTTTTGCCTTCAACATTCGTTTCTTATAAATCACTCGTTCTTTATACATGGTCTCCATCATTTCAGATAGAAACCCTTGGCTGTCTCTCATAAACAATGCACCGTTAGGTGTAATTGTTGCGTTCTTTTCTTTTAAGAAATCTAAATTAATTTCTCTATTCAACATCTTCTCAACACCAACGGCTGAATGATGAGAACCAATCAGTTTTTCTGGTGAGATGTTGTATTGAATAAGAATATGTGGATAAAGAGAGTTGATATCAAATGAAACCATCCACTTGTGTTGGCCTGGTATAGGGTCTTTTACATAAGCGCCTTCATACTTTTCATTCTTAATGTGGTCTTCTCTTGGTGGTATGCAAATATTCTTCTTCATCAAATAGTTTGCAATCAAAGTATCCCACACTCGCACTTGTGAAAAGATATCATCATAGTTAACTTTGGATTCATATGCAACGGTCAATGCCAGTTCAATCAAACCTAGTTTGTCTTCTAGTTTGTCAACAATCTCCACATCTTGTATGTTGTAATCTACAAACCTTTGAAAGTCTTTCTCATAAAATTCTTTGAATGTGCCATAAGGGTTATCGTTCTTGTTTTCATCTAGTTCTATTTCACCAATGAAATCTAGTTTATAACTTTCTTGCCTTGTTGGAATAAACCACTTATACAAGTCAAGGTAATCTAACATAACGGTACCAAACAAAGTATAAACTCTTTGTGGTCGACCTTGTACATGAATTACTGCATTGTCAATCAATCCCCAAGGTGACATCTTTTCAATGACCTTTTGACCTGCAACAAGTTTAATTCTTTCCATCAAATATGGTAAGTCAAAAAACTTGGTATTCCAGCCTGTGATAATATCAGGATGATTTTTCATCCAAAACTTCACAAACTCAAACATCAATTCTTTTTCACTCTTACATTTAATATAAGTTACATCTGTTCTATCTGTATGATAATCGCCTACACCCCATGTAATGATGTGTTTGTTTGTTTGATTTTTTACCGTAATACATAACAACTCTTCAACTGGATTTTCTACATCTGGAAAACCATTTTCACAAGTAGTCTCAATGTCTAGTGTAAAAATTTTAATTAGTTTTTTATCCCATTCAATCTCTTGTGGGAATTCTTGGCCAATATACTGATAATGAAACCTCTCTAAACCATAGACAGGTGTATTCATCTCAGACCTCTCTTTACGATATCGTCTGGCATCCATAATATTATCAAATGTTATTGGTTGTAGATACTGACCTTGTAGGTTTTTGTAAGGAGATTTAGATGATGTTAGAGAATAGAAAGTTGGCATAAAGTCCAACTTCTCTTTGTATTCTTTACCGCCGTGTATACCACGGACTAATAGTTTTCCTCTGTGTTCGATAACATTTTTATAAAAGTTCATTGTTCCTCAAATATGCAATTAAGCCATCATGTTTAGGTTCTAGTTCGATTTGACAGGACAACCTACTGAGTCCTGGTTTATAGTCTTTTTCGTATTCTAATAAGTCAATTTCAGGACTATTATAAGCCATTTCATCTAATTTGTCAAGCCACCTTTCATCAATATACACATGACAAGTACCACACGCACAACAACCACCACAGGTGGCTGGTATTTCTTCGATAGGAACAGGTGAATGAAACTTGGCAGCCTCCATAAGAGTAGTACCTACAGGCACTTCAACTCTTATCTTGGAGCCGTCTCTGACAAAATATACCGTAACCATTTTAAAGTTTTGGTAGTTTTGCTTCTGTTATGAATTTACTTTCTTGAGCTGACGGTTGTAAAATACCTGAGGTATTTTCTTCGTAGTTCTTTTTGATATCTGATTTAGGATTAATCATTGTGATAACTTTATCAATCATCACTTTAACTTCGCCGTCATCTGTATAAGGTTGCCATGGTGACAACATCAACTGAATTGGTTGTCCTGGTGCCATCTGTCTTGGAATTAAGACAAACGATTTTTTTAATACAATGTGGTCAGCATATTCATCAATATCACCGATTACATCTTCGCCTGTTGTTAGACGAATAATTTTAACATTCTTCATATTCACTCCTTGTTATCATAATATAACACAACTAATTCAATTAGTCAATGCTGTATTTGGTTGTTATTACATATTTTCTTTGAGGGTTAACCATTACATTTAATTTGTTCATAAATGCACGGTCAAATAGAATAAGACTTCTCTCATCTCTATCGTCCAAAGTAAATTCTACATCTTTATAGAGACCGCCTGCAAACTCCACATCAAGTTTGATAACATATCTGGTCTCATCATAATCTCTTAAGCCGCCTACTGATATGTCTTCTTTACGAATAATGTTTGAGGTTATAGTCTTACCCAAAAGAGTCCATCTAATTTGTTTACCATCCACCTTATACTTATCAGCGTGTATAACTGGCATGCCTGAATTACCAGTATCAAACTTAGCAACGATTTCCCCAAAAGGTTTAATTGTGACCACTTCTTTATAGCCACACTCCGTTGGTGTTTTATACCGGTTATTTTTATCAGCAAAGTAGTTGATAACAATGTTAGATATATTAAGTTTAGTCGCATCCTCAATTCCCTCAGTACCAGGTGATGAATTCACCTCTAACATAAACGGCGGTTCTTTCTCCCTATTTTTACTAGGTATGAAATCAACTGCCGACCAATGTCCGTTTACTGCCTTAGCAGCTCTTAGACTTTCTTCAATTTCTAATTCTGTAAGTTCTATCTTTTCTGGTACAGAACCTTGTGATACATTTGACCTGAAGTCGCCTTCAATAACTGGTCGTTTCATAGCTGCAATTACTTTGCCACCTAAAATATGTACCCTTACATCATAATCTGTTTTAATATATTGTTGTGCTAATAAATCTGTGTCTTCATCTTGTTTATGAATTAATTGTACAATACTATCTAAACCTTTTTCTGTATCAACAAATAATACACCAACACCTTTAGAACCTCTAAGTGTTTTTAGAATAATAGGAAACTTTAAACCAGCTTCTTCAACTAGTTCTACTGATTTTTCGGGGTCATTGATAAGAATAGTTTTAGGTTCTGTTAAACCATAATCTGCAAGTCTTAATGAAGTTCTATACTTGTCTGCACAAATATTAATACTTTGTCTGTTGTTTACACAACATACATTGGCTCTTTCTAAGATAGACACAAAGTCCATCCAACTATCTTTTCTGACAACACTACCACGAATGATTGCAACGGTATCACTATCAATTTCAAAACCTTTTTTATCATCTTGGTTATGAAATCTACGAACACCGTCCTCGTAAGTAGTATAACCGCCAGTAAGTTTAAAAAGATAGTGTGGATATTTTAACTTATCACACTCTTCTCTAAGTCTATCAGCAGTATGAAATTCTTTTGCCTTTTCTGGTTCATCTGTAATGATGAGCAGACGCAAGAATTTTTCTTTATCTACTTTAGCTTCTGTTAAATAGTCTTTAAATTTTGGTACTTGCATTTACTTGCCATCTGTTTCACTTTCGCCAGGTTTTTTACCTATATTATATTTAGCTGTCAAGTTCCAGTCATTTTTTTCTTTATAAGGTAAAACCTTTATCTGGCTTAGTGGTGCTTTGTTGTCAACACTATCCTTTTTAACGATATCAATTAAGTTCCAATCTTGTAATAGTAGCGCAATTGTATTTCTTCTTTGAATATCATTTTCAACCAAAGTAGATTTCTTACCATCTAAAGCAAATAACTCTTTAAAATGGGTAATATAATACTTACCTTGTTTGTGTAAAATATGACAAGATTGATATAGGGTTTTGTCTTTACGACTTGCAACACCTATTCTCGTCAAGGTCTCTCTAACCTTTAGAAAATCATCTGGTTGTTTGATTGTTACCTCAAGCATATCTGCCTGAGACCATTTTATAATCTCTTCACTCATTTTTTTCTCCCACCCTTTTCCAAGGACTTTTTAATTAGTTCCAATTGTTCATCATTTAGTATGGTTAGAGCTTCTTTTGCTTTTTCATTACTATAGCCATAATACTCTTTCACATACTCCATGTCTTTAATCTTCGATTGTGATAACCATTTACCACCAAATCGCTTTTTCTTACGGATACTATTTATATAAAAGTCAAATTGTACTTTTTTGTCAAGGAAGTGGAAGCCATTCATCTCATTGGCTTGTGCTATACAATCGTAATGCATTGACAGGCAACGATTGATAATGTAAGGAGAATATTTTTTCTCCCACATAATATCATCACTATCTAATAGTTTTTCTTTAGATGTATTGATAGCGTTTAGATAATCTTTTAGTTCATAACTCATAATATATTAACCTCAATGGTGCCCTCTGACGGAATTGAACCGCCAACCTACTGATTACAAATCAGTTGCTCTACCAATTGAGCTAAGAGGGCAAATTTGGAGCGGGTGACAGGATTCGCACCTGCGACATTTTCGTTGGCAACGAAATGCTCTACTCCTGAGCTACACCCGCTTATACTCATTTAAATTTACAACTCGCCATAATCTCAGTTAGACAAGCAATTAAGTTAATTTCCTGGTCGGCAACAAAGGCAGCCTTGTATTGATAACCAGCGACAATTAATATCATCTGAGGTACAGACGAAGCCTCTAACGCATTGGTTAGAACATCATATACACCTCTGAATAAAGAAGATGGTTCTTTGTCTAAGTTCTGAACAACCCATTTACGCATATCATTAAATCGTTTCTCTTTTAAAGAAGCGACCAACTCTTTGTTATTGGCTTCAGATAAACTAAACAAAATACCACTATCAATTTTACCCCTTACAGAATATCTTTGTAGTTCATTTATAGTTCTACGAAAGTCTGGATAGTATTTCTGAATTAACTCAGCCAATACTTTAGGGTCATATTCAACCTCTTCTTTCTTTAGAATGTCCTGTAATCTAGTTAGAAGTTGTTTGGCAGTTTTTACTTTCTGGCCATTAACAATTCTAAAATCAATTACGGTACATCTACTATGTAGAGGTTCAATGATTTTGTTTTTGAAATTACAAGTAAAGATAAATCTACAATTCTTGTAAAATGTTTCGATAAAATTACGCAAAGCAGGTTGTACGGACTCGGCATTCATATAGTCTGCCTCATCAATAATAACTACTTTGTGGTTTGCCTCTGCCGTTAGAGAAACGGTTGAAGCAAAGTTCTTAATCTTGTGTCGTAGTGTATCAATTTGACGGCCTTCATCTGAACCGTTAATGATAATATAATCTACGCCTAGTTGTTCACATAAAGCACGAGCAACGGTAGTCTTACCAGTACCTTGTGTACCTGATAATAGTAAATTTGGTAACTCGCCTTGTTTTAGAAAACTTTTGAAAGTCTCTTTAGTATCTTCAGCTAAAATACAATCATCAATTGTCTTTGGCCGATACTTTTCTACCCATAAATGGTCTGACATTTTTTCCTCACTTGTTTCATAATTAATAATTCTTAAAGTATATATTGAAAGACAAACTTATTCTCTCGCTATCTGTTAAATTAGTATCTATACTATGTAGGAGATAACCAGGAAATAAAATTAATTTACCTACATTTGGTTTATGGCCAAATGGTCTTCCAGCATAATGTTTAAAGATTGATGAATTCGTTTGATACGCTGGTGTATAAAACTTTATATCGCCATCATCACCACTTGTTTGGTAATAATATACTCCAGATATATCAGCAGTACCATGGTCGTGTTTATGTCCATAATTACCAGGTTTGAATAATGAAAACCAAGATATGGTTTTATATTCAGGCATATGATAATTTATTTCGTTACAATAAACAGGTAAGTTTTCATCTAATACTTGTTGAAAGTGTTTGAATGTAAATGTACTATCAAAGTCACCTCCTAAGTAATGAGATTTCCACTCATCATGGTATTTGAATTCAACCGTTTTCAACAACTCAGATAATTCGGTTTGCACATTGTTTAATTGTGGACCTGTTATCTGATTATAATATATTGGTGTTGAAAAAGGTGTTTCAATCATTCACTTGTTCATCTTCATCATAAGAAAAGGTAACTTCATATCCACCTTTTCTGTCTGTCCACCAATCATCTTCTCGTTCATAGTCACACTCACTTACAAACTCCCAAAACTTATCGTTTTCTTCGTCTGTAGGTTCTTCGCCAATAGGTTCTATTTTAGAACCAAACTGCTGTTCTTGGTGTGATAAGATTTCTTTAAATCTTTGTACTGAACCGAAATCTTGTATGATGAATTCATCATCTACATCATACTTGAATTCAGAAGCTACTTGGTGCCACTCAGTTTTGCTGAATTGCATAATTAAAACTCACTATCAGGTTCTACAGCAATCCAGTATTGCACTTTGGTTGTTTTGTTAATGAAATGACTAATCTTTTGTGAAGAGATAGCAACATCATAATCACCATTAATTAACTTAAAGTTCTCTTTCTTAAAGAAAGCCTTAAAGGTTTTATCAGTTGTACCAATTTCTGATACATAGTCATTAGTAGAAGAATCCTTCTTATCAAACGCAACCAACTTAATAACCTTACCATCACCTTGAATTGAAATATCTGGTAGATTTAGTTGTGTAGCCACTTTCATAAGTTTATCGAATACACCCTTAACTAAAGTAAAGGTAACAAACTTATCTGGCATTGTGATTGATTTTGATGGCGTCATCAAAACGGATTTATCAGCGAATACATATTTAATCTTAGACTTACTATTATCATCTACAATGTGTAGAGATTGTCCACCATTAAATTGTAATGTACTCTTATCAAACAATTCAATAGCTCGTAAGAAATCTGGCAATTTATATACACCAAATTCCTGTTCAAAGGTTTCATCAATTGTTGCTTCTGCTAATACATTCTTTTGATTTGAAATCGTAGAGATTGTATTACCAGGTTTGAACAAAATGTTCTCGTTAATATCAGCAAAGTTTTTTAATACTGACATTGTGTTAGCACTCAAATTCATAATATATTTTCTCCTTCATAATATTATTTGGAGCGGATGAGTGGTACTGCCCCACTTTCATTTGATTGGAAATCAAATATAATACTTTTATACGACATCCGCATTATTCAATATACACTAGATGGCCGTCTTTGTCAAGCCTAGGACGGCCATCTAATTTTACTTCTTAGTCTTTCTTAGTTACAAATGAATATAACTCAGCAGCCTGTTTCATCACCTCGGTTGGTGAATACATTTTAGGCAAATACTTTTCAGTATATTCAGTTATATCTTTGTTTGCTTCTTTTACTTTGTTTAGATTTTCATAAAAGATACCAACTTGTGTATCATATGCTTTATCTAACATTTCTTTAGCCATTGCTAAAGTATCGAAACGAATTTCGAATGGGTTTT